AACCGATTACAAGCTTGCTAACCGGATTATTAACGTGATAAGGTACGCTCAGGAAGGTGAGAGGCATTCTAAAATCCTGAAAGCTGCTCGCCTCATGGGAGGCTACATATCCGCTGGCAGGATTGAGTACCACGAGGCTGAGCGCCTCCTCAAACAAGAGGCTGCTGCGCTTTGCCCTAACTCCATCAAAAAGGATGAGCGCACCATCAATGACGGCCTTGAGGATGGTATGCAGGAGCCTATCAGGGACGAGGAGGAGCTTCAGATTGAGGAAAAATACAACCAGCTTGGGAAAATATACTACACAGCCATTGACGCTGAGGACAAGATTTTTGAGAAGTACCGCAATGGCATTGGCGAGGCGTGGTCAACAGGCTACCCTTCTGTGGATCAGCTCTACAAAGTATTCCCTGGCTATTTCACAACCATTTACGGCTCAAGCTTCTCAGGAAAGTCTCTGCTGTGGTTAGATTTTCTTAAGAACATGAGCTACCGCCACGGACTCAAGCACTGCATATTCAGCCCTGAGACTGGCGCTTATGATGACGTATTCATAAAGCTTTGTGAGATGGTGGCTGAAAAGGATTTTTATGATACCTACAATAATCGCATGAGCGAGGAGGAGCTAAGAAGGGCAAAGGAATTTGTGGATAAGCACTTTATTGTGGTTGACCCTGGCGAGCATAGCTTAGACCTTGAGACAGCCCTTGAATACCTCCAGATTATTGAGCGCTATTACAGCGTGAAAGTCAACACGCTCACGCTTGACCCTTGGAATGACCTTGACCATCCTATTGATGAGGCTGATGGCAGAGAGGATAAGTACCTTGAAAAAGCTATCAAAAAAGTGAGGCTGTCTGCCTACTTAAATGACTGGCATATCTGCATCATTACCCATGCTCGTGACCAGCAGATGGTCTACGACAAAAATGACGGTGTTAGGTACTATCCGCCTGCTACCTTCCGTGAAGTTGCGGGAGGGCAAACATGGAGCCGCAAAGGCTTCCAGATGGCTTCGGTTTGGAGGGCACCAAAGGGACTGACTGAGATAGACGGCACCATCCTACAAGGCGATGGCAGCGAAACGCTTTGGTTTCAACAGAAATACAAGCCAGACTATGCAGGTGAGAAAGGAGTTGCAAAGCTCAAACTTGACCAAAAGAGGCACAGGTTTTACGAGGGGGATGACCATAACCCAAGGTACGCCACGCTAATACCTGAACAAGAGCATGAACAGGAACAAAAAACCGAGCCAAATGAGCCACCTTTTTGAATGTGACCACATTAGCTGTGAATATCAGGAATATAAAGCACCTGAGCCGCATGGCTTAGAGGTGCGCTGTGATGCCTGTGATAAGTGGATAAGATACCTGCCAAAGCTAGGCAATGAGCATAAGCGAAGGGACAAGAATGGCAAGCACCGCAAAAAGTGGCGCAGGCTTGGATTTGTGTGCGGGCGCTGTGGTGATGCTTTCCATGAGCGCAGCCTCAAACAGTCTGAGTGGCATTGTGACCACATACAAGAGCTAAGACACGGTGGCGCTGATGCTTTCAATAATACTCAGATGCTGTGTAAGCGCTGCCACAAGAAAAAGACTCGTGAAAACTATAATTAAAACCTATGCAAGCAAACATCCTCACAGGTGATGCGATCACCAAGCTAAAAGAACTACCCGACCAATCCATTCAAACGGTCATCACCAGCCCGCCCTATTTCGGTTTGCGGGACTATGGCGTGGATGGGCAGATCGGCATGGAAGCCACGCCAGAAGCCTATGTTAATAACCTGGTAGCAATTTTCCGCCATGTATGGCAAAAGCTGCGGGATGACGGGACGGTTTGGCTGAATTTGGGGGATAGTTACAACGGCAGTGGAGGTGCTGGAGGCGATTACAATGAAAATGGCATAAAAGAAGGGCAACCTACCTATCCAGGCAGAAAAATCAATTCTTTAAAACCCAAAGACCTGATCGGCATCCCGTGGCGGGTAGCGTTTGCGCTCCAGCAGGACGGCTGGTATCTGCGGCAGGATATTATCTGGCATAAGCCCGCACCCATGCCGGAAAGCGTTACCGATAGATGCACCAAAGCCCACGAATATATTTTCCTGCTGACTAAAAGCGAAAGTTATTACTATGATAATGAGCCAATCAGGGAGCCTGTTAAAAAAACGAGCGGGAAAATAAATGGGGCACCATTGCGCGGCAGTCATGTAATGAAGGAGGGTGGCACAAGAACCGAAAAACGTGAATATGCAGAAACCAAAGGAGCCAATAAACGCTCCGTATGGACAGTCAATCCCAAGCCATTCAAAGAAGCCCATTTCGCGGTATTCCCGCCGGAACTGATCGAACCCTGTGTATTAGCAGGCGCACCGGAAGGCGGTATGGTCTGCGATATTTTTGCTGGCTCAGGCACAACTGGTGAAGTGGCTTTGCGGGCAAACCGGAATGTCACACTCATTGAAATAAACCCTGATTATGTGGAAATAATGAAAAAAAGGCTTGAGCCATTAAGAAGCCAAAGGAATATAATTTAATTTATTGGTAAAAAATTAACCTATGCTATTACAAGGAGACTGCCTAACAGAACTACAAAACCTCGAAGCCAACAGTGTGGACAGCATTGTGACTGATCCGCCCTACGGCCTTGGCTTTATGGGCAAGCAATGGGACAGCCTGCCACCGGGCCAGGAAGTATTTGAGCAATGCCTGCGCGTCCTGAAGCCAGGCGGCCACCTGCTATGCTTTGGTGGAACCCGCACTTATCACCGGATGGCTGTGGCTGTGGAAGATGCTGGGTTTACCATAAGGGAACAGCTGCAGTGGGTATACTCTGAAGGATTCCCAAAATCACATAACATCGGTGCTGCCGTGGATAAGATACAGGGGAATGAGCGGGAGACATATCAAGAGTATGGCTGGTACTCAGACTCTGATAACTGGGGGGTCCCAAGCAAAAATGGAGCACACAAGGAAAACACAAGTAATAATTATGATTTGCCTACATATCATCATAAGGGAGGCGGCTTTGTAGAAAAAACCAAAGGCCACTCCGAATGGGAAGGCTGGCATACCGCGCTGAAGCCGTCACACGAACCCATTGTATTAGCCCGCAAACCGATTGAAAAGCGCTTATCCATAGCCCAGAACTGCCTGAAGTGGGGCGTGGGCGCTATTAACGTGGATGGGTGTAGGGTTGAAACGAAAGAAGATACAAGAAGGGAAAAAGGTGGATGGCAGGATAGCGGATATGTGGGGGGTAAATATGATAGACAGAAATACAATGCTTTTGAAGCTCGCTCAAAACAAGGCCGATTCCCAGCTAATCTTTGCCACGATGGCAGCGATGAGGTGGTTGGGTTGTTTCCGGTTACGAGTAGTAGAACTGGTGCTATAAGAAAAAATGCGAAGGGGCAGTTTGGTTTAGGCGGGGATAATGAACATAATATTGAGTATGGCGACACCGGCTCCGCGGCCCGTTTCTTTTACAGTCCAAAGGCTAAAAAGAAGGAACGCCTAACCTTCAACAACCACCCCACCGTCAAGCCTGTGCGCCTTATGCAATACCTGGTAAGGCTTATCACGCCCGCTGGCGGCACTTGCTTAGACCCCTTTGCAGGCAGCGGCACTACAGGGCTGGCCTGCATGAAGGAAGGCTGTCATTACATATTGATAGACGCTGACAGCCAAAGCCTTGACATTGCCCGCAGGCGCTTATTGAGCGAAATTGCAAGCCAGGAATGGCCGCTCAGGAATTACCATTTGCTTTAAACTTCCTACAACATTTTGCCAATTCTATCAGCTAACATATCTTTGTATCAGAATCAAACACATAAACCCGCTAATTATGGCACGCACAAAGCAACAACACGCAGTAATGCAAAAGAAGCACGGTCAACCCTATCACGTTATCCTGATGGATTCAGCAGAGGATGCCATTCAGGGTGCAGTTGATGAGAATCGCTACATGCCAAGGGAATGGTATAACATCATGACCGCACACCCTGTCCAGTGGGATGCTGCAAAGAAGGATTGGATTCAAATCAACACTGATTAAACCACCTAAAATAGATTGCTTATGCACTGCTCTATTCAAATATCTGGATGGACATTCAACGTTCTGCCCTTTTACAGCCAGCACGATGAGGGGATTGGAGAGTTTGAGTTCTGGGGCCACAAGGAAGTTGATAAACAACTGCGCTGGAGGCTTGATGAGGCTAAGGTCACCAGCGTAGATGCACCGGACGGCACTCATTATGAGCCTGAGAGCTTTCCTAAGTCTTTTCTTGATGACTTAGTTGAAAATCATTGGGACGACCTTGAGGAACAAATGCTGAGCCTATGACTACGGAGGAGGAAAA